TCGAAGCACGTAAGAAATCAATAAGAGGAAGAATTGTATCTTCTTCTTCATCCTTAGCAAGATGGGTTGAAGTCATAAACTTATGTGGTGTTAAATCAATTGATTTAATCACGTTCTGATATGAATCAGGAACGTTGCTGCTATCACCAATACCGGTAGCATATGTTCCAGACTCAAATTGAGCTACACCATCATTACTACTTGAGAAACCGTCATCTTCGTCAGCGACTGGGATACGGAAAGTTTTTGCATCAACTTGTACACGGTTGAACATTGGAGCAACAACTAATTGCTGCTGCATTTCTTCATAGATGTTAGTTGAGAAGTTAGAAATAAAGTTCTCACCAGATGAAACAACAGCTTTCATTTTATTACCAAGTCTAGTGTCCATTACATCACGTCTGTTAAGAGCGTATCCAAGCATAACAGCGTTAGCCATTTCTTTAGCAGAATATGGGTTTTCTTTACGCTGTGACTCTTGCCACACCATTTTGCTATTTTGAAGAGCAGCAATTTCGTCTCTGTACTTCTCCATTTGAGCTTTAAGTTCAGCAACAGCTTCGTTTTCACGAGGTGTATATGCTGATTTTTCTTCAACAAGTTCTTGTCTATCACGAACGTCTGCTTGTTCCATGATAGCTTCACCAGTCTTTTGAACTAATTCGGCCACTCTAGGCTCTTGTACCTCTATAGTGGCGGCTTTAGCTTCTGCTTGATTATTTTCGGCTGCACCAGTATCAATAGTTAGTACATCGCCTGCAGTTTGAGTAGCCATATCGTCTTTCTCCTTTGTTTCGACAATCATTTGCCCATGTAATTTTAGGGCTAGATCTCTATGATCATTTGGGTTCATCTTATTCAATTCTTGAATAATATTATTTAAGTAGTTTGCAAAGACATAATCAGAATCTGACCAATCTTCACCGTTTGCTTTTAGATTTAAAAGTTTGTTTAATTTCTCTTGTAAGTCTAAACTGTTAGTAATAGATTCTTCGTCTTTTAAAGAGAATAAATATTGTTCAGTTGCATTATTTGTATTTTTATATGCTTCTTTAATTTCTTCTCTTACAGAATCGGATAATCTTGGTGTATTAGTATTAATTACATGAATATCATATTTTGTACCGATATCCCAAGTATTTACTACAGCCATTTCCTCTGCCGGAACTGTATCTATATTATCCACTGTTTTTCCATTTACGTCAACCTCTAAAAATTTAAAATTTGGAGATTCGGCAGTAGCAATCTTAGTAATTTTAAATCTTTTTCCTTCGTATTTTATAAAGGTATCAGTACTCAATGAAGAGGTTTCAGCAGATAAAAGATTTACAAAAGGAATTGGATCCATAGGATTAATTTCTTCTAATTCTTCTTCAGAAAGCTCTAAAGATGTTTCTTCCAAAATATCTTTAGTTTCTTCTGCTAGTTCTACTGTAATTTCTTCAGAGAGATCTTCATTTGAAGAATCATTTGTAGCTTTTTCTTCAACTTCAATCGCTTCTGCAGTTTCTACAGATTCAACAATGTCTGTTTCGGAAATGGCTTCAGACTTTTCTTCAATAGTATTATCTTCTGTGTCCATTTCTTCCTCGCTTTCTCCGTTTTTAAAGCTTTTTACAAATTCTTCATACTCAGAATCACCTTCAAAGCTTTTTCTAACACTAAATAGTGAGTTTTGATTAGCAGGTACACTAACCACGCTAATTTCTAACAACTCTACTTCTGTAATAGTCATAGAATCGTTATTTGCATCATACTTACCGTCTTTAACGCGAAAACCTACTGAAAAACTTTTTAAAGCACCATCTTTAATTAAAGTTTGTACTCCGTGTAATTTTTCAGCAGCATCACTGACCATAGCATCTACATAAATTCCTTTTTTATCAACAGTGACCTTATCTACTTTTCCAATAGGTTGATCATGTTTATGTTGATATAATAAAACAGGGTTTTTTCTATAATTTGCAACGCCTTTTGCCCATGCTTGAGCAGTTACTACGTCTCCGACCCTGTCTTTATCCGTAGTATTAGCATAGCCAGCAATTTTTAAACCATTAGAGTTTTTAATTCTTTTAGTTTCAAAAGCACTGTTCAGATAAAATGTTTTTTCCATTTTTTATTCCTTTTACTCGCTTGTACCGGAATCAGAAGACTCAGGTCTTCCTCCTATTGCTGGGTTAACAGCACTTCCAGTTATGTTTTGAGGTATTCGTATTTGATCATTCTCTTCACCCTCTAAGAAACTAAACCCAAGACCTTCTCTAGCCTCATTAACTGTTATAATACCAGTATTGACTAATGTAGAAAAATACACCGCTTGAGTTTTATTATCTGGTTGTAAAGCAGGTATAGATGTTTTATCAGGTTTAATTAAAACACCCCCATTGAAATAATGGGAAAAAGCACTACAAAACATATTTAAAAGAGGTAATACTGTAAGGTTATAAAACATAACTTCATTTGCATGAATATTAGCATTATTACCACTTTTTAATAGTACGTAAGGTACACCAATTGATTTAGCAATATCTTGTTGAATTCTTTCAATCGAGTTTTCAAAATCTAATTCATTAAAATTAATATTAGAAAACTTATCTATCTTTAATCCGCCATCTAAAATTGCAGGGTTCCTAGCACCTTTAAATAAAGAAGAATAATTTGATCTCCAAGCTTCTAATAATCTTTCTTTTACTTTTGGGCTTAATACACTGTCTGTTTGTAAAACTAACCCTGGAACAGCATTATTCTTAAAAAATAATCTCTGAAACTCGGTCATTTGATAATAGAGTTCAAATAGTCTTTCTAGATTTTTTAGTCTACTAACTCCTCTAAAAATACTATCTTCATTATCTGCTTTTACATGAATAATCTCATCAGGGGTAAAAGTTATTTTTTCTTGTTTAGAAGATTGGCTTTGTCCAAAACCAAAATAAGCAGAAGTATTAGTATTATGAATTAGAAAATTATAATGACTTACAAATGTTTTTGAATCTGCAACTACTTCAACATCGTTAGCAGGGAGTAAATATAATCCACCGTTCTCTTTATCATAATAGAAAAATGCATTACCGTCAAGATAAAAATCTAAAATTGCCCTTCTAAATAAACGTGTTCTATCCTCAAAAGGATTAGGTTTGGCGTTCATAATTTTATGAATTTTTTTAGCTGCACCACCCTCTACAAGTAAAGGAACACTAACAGCCGCATTAATAATAACCTCTACCGACCTATGAACAATTTCTATCTCTCTATAGGCAGATTCAAATTCTACAATATTCTCTGGAAGATTGTATGGATCTCTAGAAGCTATATAAGACTGCGCAGGGTTTAATTTTTCTACTAACCATTCTCTAATTGCCATTATGTTTCTCTTTTTGAATATTTATCCAGTTAATTATTTTTTTGTCAAAAGAAATAGGGTAAACTTGACCGTATAAATTGTGTAATAAAGCATGATGAAAATTACATAAAGTAAACAGATTTTTGCTGCTTAGATATTCATCATAATCTTCTTTAAATTTAATTCTTATTTCTTTAATGTACGCTACATCTTCTATTTTGTCAATTTTATTTTCTTTACACCAGCGTTGAAACAGTTCAGAAATAGAATATACATGATGTAGTTCTAATTTATCTTTAGATCCGCATATGTAACAACAAGTATCATATTTATACTCTTTTTTTATGTAATCTCTTATATATTTAATAGGTATTCTTTTAAGCATAAATACTAACTTGACCCCTAAGATCGGAATAGATTGCATACCTTATAGCATCACAACAGTGAGAGGTCCAATCATGAATAGGTTTTTGCTTTTCTGTTTTCTCATTCCACCTATATGCTGCCATGGAATCAAAAGAGTGCCTAGCATTATCTATATCAAAAATAAGACTATCATGATCTACTAAATTTGCTATAGACAAAATTCCATCATTAACACTTTTTTGAGCATTTTCACAATATATATCATAATCATATGCTAAATCTGCTTTGGTTTGTTGCGCTGCAGAATCAATGTAAATAGCATCTACATCCCATTTATCTGCAATTTCTTTTATGTGTATAGCATGAGTAGAAGTAGTTCCCTCTTTTGCTACATATTCATCAACTACATAAAACTTGCCTTCAGAATCCTTTGCAAGAACTACAAAAGCGGTCTCATCTCTATATCCAATATCTAAACCACCAATAAATTCATATCTGTAGTCTCCAGGAATAACTTCTTCTATTTGTCGTAGATGTTTATTTTCGTCAATATTATATACTTTACCTTCAAGAGTTATCCAGTCACATTCATATTCTTGTCCAAATAGATTTTTACTCATACTTTTACGAGCTTCATCTATATCAATTTGATTTAATAAAGGGTTAGCTCTCCAAGTGAATCTTGCACTACCCCAAGTTTCAAACTCAGGATCTTGGCCTCTTAAATAATATTCATATAAATAATTTCCCTTACCTCTTGGAGTAGAAATCCATAAACAACGTGAGTCAGGAAAGGTTGATAAAGCAGGACGTAAATCTCTAGTAAAATATTCTTCGTTAGGTATAATCGCTGCTTCGTCTACAATTAACAAGTTAGCAGCTCTACCAATTAAACTATCTCTATTATTTGCAGATAATAGTCTAAAAGTGCTACCATTAACAAGCCTAATTACTTTATCTTTTTGATTAAAACGTTCAGTCTCTAAAGATAAGTCTCTAATTATTTGAGTAGTATAATCCCAAATAATCGAAGATAAAGAGAAATTTGGAGCAACAACCATAACTTGAGTTCCTGGCTCTAGTAATTTAGCAAAAGCTAAAATAGCTGCTGCATAAGATTTACCAGTACGTCTAGCAGATATATGTACCCAAAAACGGTTACTTTCAAGACCATCTACCATACCCCACTGGCTTTCATTCAACTTAAGATCAAGTTGATTAACCATAGGTATTTTTTGTAATAGTTTTTCTAAGTTTATTTTAAAAAATTTATCTTTATCGTTCATTTAAAAACACTAATTGTAGTATAAATAAAACTAAGTAATCCTGCAATAAAAACTCCTATAAACACTAAAGTTTTAAGGCTTGTTTTACCTTGTGTCGCAAGTTTTTTTAAATCTTGAACTTCTTCAAAAGTATATTGTATCTGTTCTTGAAGTCTTTCAAAATTTTCCATTATTTTTTCATATCTTGCAGCACAAACGGCTTCATGAGTAGCAAACTCAGACTTAGTAAGTTGAGTTCTTTCGTGAAGAGTTTCAATATCTTTATGAATTTGATCGAGTTCTCTCTCAGTACCCATCATTTTCTCCAAAAACTCCCCCTCAAGTTTTATCTAATTGTTAATTATTGACTGGCAGTAAATGTATCCCACCAAGAACCCATCGCTGTTACAAGCTCTTCATCTGTGTAAGCAACAAGTTCTGCCTCTACATCCGGGCTACTGTCGTCTGCAAGTGGGGGTGTCTTATATAGGGGATGACTAGCATGAATAGCTTGCATGCGAGAGATAAACGAATCTCTAGTAAGTGTTTTCAAAGTAGAAGGTATATAATATTCTACGTCGTCTCTAATATAACCAACGTAAGAATTATTAATTGAATTATACCAATGCCCACCGTTATCAATCCAAATTGGGGTTTTCTTTGCATCAGAACGGGCTCTTACTTTTTCTAATTTATATTCTACAATCATTGTTAATTCTCCTCTGAGTTCTTTTCAGACTGTTTAGGGAGAAATATAGCATCATCGTCATGATGATTTCGTAGTCCTTGAAGCTGCATACGGACATCATCTACTTTTAATTGATCAAGAAGTTTTACACACATATCTTCTAAAAATTCATACATAGGTCTTACAGTATAATCATCTATTTTTTGTTCATAGTCTAAAAAGGCAAGCATATCTAAAGTAATTTTTCCAGGATTAACACCTATCTGTTCTAAATATTCTTGTTCTCCTTTAGTGATTCTACCACTTTGCCTAACATCTCTTAAACACTGTACTAAACTTCTCTTTAAATGAGACCTTGCTTCTTCTTTTTCAAAATCTTCTTCATTATAATCGCTATATTTTTCCTTTAAGTCATCGTAAAGGTTAGAAAGAGTCAATACATCTTTCATTGCTCCTTCAACATATTTCATTCCATTAGCCATTCCACTTTTTAACTGAGCTATATCTATCTCAAGTAATTGTGCTTTTAAAGAGTCTTTCTCTTTGGCTAGTCTATCTTCTTTTTGTTTTAATTTAATCTCATTCTTCATATAGTTCCACTTAGCCTCTTCTAATGCTTCTCTTTTTCTTGTCATTTCAGCACTAATTTGTCTAATATTTTTCATAGGAGCAGCATAACTTAAATTAATATGCCTCCAAGTCCATTGAGAATGAGACCTATTCCAAATTCTTTCTGTTTCTGCTACATTAGAAATAGCTAAATCTACTTTTTTAGCGTTTTCAGCTAAAGTTAATCCTCCAAAACTTTTAACCTCTGCTAAATTAGAAGTTTGAAAAACTTCGGCAATAGATTTACCCTTTGCTTGTTCAGCAACATCTACTAAATCTTTATTTTCTTTGTTTGTTGTCGTTAAATCAGACATATTTTCCCCTCATTCTATATTAAAACTGATCGATACTCTGTCTTGAGTATTTTTATTTGGTTCAACATAGTGTTCTAACCATGATGGAAATAGTATACATGAACCTGATTCAGGTGTCAAACCATAATTTTTTATTCTAATCCGGCTGGTCTCTGATCTACCTGCGGGATTTACTAAAACTAATTTTCCAGAATTTTCTGGTGTGGATACCCAATATACACCGCTTAAAGTACCGCTATGTACATGATGAGCATTATAAGAGTATTGAGAATTAATATTTGCCCACATAGATTCAATAAAAACTTCTTTATTAATTCTTTCACTAAAATCTTTCACAATATTATTACTCATATCTAAAAGAGGTTGGATTAATGGTTTCAAAAAATCTCCATAATCTTGATAAATATAATCATGACTTTGCCAACCTAGAAAATTAGATCTATTTTTTCCTTCTGTGCTATCTCGTAACCAGTAAACAAAATTAAGTAGCTCTTCATTAAAAGAGCTACTATCAGGTATATTAAACCCCCATACTGGAACAGATAAAATTTCTTCTTTAAAATCTAAATGATTCATTATCTAAAGTGTGTATACCCTTGCACCCAAATAACTAAAGACCAGCGTGTGCCTCTAGTAACAGGAGTTACTCTATGTCGCATATAGCTTGGAAATAAAATTACACTTCCTCTTTCTTTTGGCATTACAACTTCTGATCCTTCATCTACCTGAAGCTCTCCTCCGTCATAGTCTGCGGGATCAGAAAGTTGTACAATCATAGAAATTTTTCTACCATAAGAACTCCCGCCTCCTACATCTATGTGCCACCCATAATGTTGTTTAGTTTCATTACTAGTATACTCAAGTAATTGAAGTCCGTGCATGATTCCTGCTATTTCAAAATCAAAATGATGTTGATTTGTAACATCAGCGATAAACATCATTTTTTCAAATAGACCATTAGTTTTTTCGTTTAAGAATATATTTCTTACATATACATCACGAATTTCTCTACGAATTTCACCTCCATTTTCTCCGACTGAAGCAAATTGAGGATACTCTTGATTACCGTAATTAATTACCCAATCACATTCGTCAGGTGTAAAGTATAATTCTCTTTTTGAGTGTTCTGCTGTATGAGCAACAAAACCCGGAGTTCTAGGTTTTTGTCTTGGAGCCATAAATTTTGCCATTATTCACCTACCTTAAATTCAAAGTTTTGAGGAAGAGGACGACCTGAAGGTCTAGAACTTATCATAGATTCTTCTTGAGTTTTTAACCAAGGTTTTTGTAATTTTTGCTGAGTATGGTTAACCTGTTGAAAGTTTTGATTTTGCTGCTGATTAGTAGCAGCTTGTTGAGTTTTTGAGATGCCTAACGTAGGTCTACCATCAAATTTACACTCTTCTGCATACGGACCATCCGCGTCTACATAATGTACAAATACTTGAGTTTGCCACTCTCCTTTATAAACAGGTCTCCAATGAGGAATATCACAACCCCTATATAATAACATTTCTCCTATATCAAGATCAATCTGTTTACCTACTTTATCATTTTCATCTTTACCTACATATATAGGCCAAATCGGTTCTCCTTGTTTTCTTCCAAGAGTTAAAGTACCTGAAATTTCACATGAAGGCCTATCTTTGTGATACTTTAGCTCTTCGCCTGTTTGATAAATTCTAGAATAAGTATAAGCTGGAATAAGGTTTACTCCTATTAGATTGCTTAATTGAGGGGCAAGTCTTGCTAGTAGGGTATCAAATAAAGGATCTCCATAAATTGACCAAGACAAAGGACATTGTGAATCATCCCCTCCTAAAGATACAGGAGGTACTAATAGTCCTGCATCTCTTTTGACAAATAAATAATCAGTCATAAGACTTGCCATCTCATGACTGATTACTTCGTTAAATACAATATATTTTTGATTATTAAACATTTCTGGTATTGAATTCATAATTAGTTTTTTCTCCCTCTTCTATTTATGATATATAAGTAATTATATACTAAATTTTTTAAGGAGTCAAGAAGAATTATAATTTATCCAACAGCCGGTAGGTGACGTACAGAGACCACAGTATTGTTAGCAATAGGTGCGGTATTATTAAGAGTAAGTGTGGTACTTGAAACTGAGTAGTTGTTGGCAGGAGCACCAGGAGACTGAAGAATTCCTCCAACTACTACCATTATAGAACTACTAGAAACAGGAGTTTGAGTTAGAGTAAAGGTATTAGCAGACCCTGAAGCAGTATATACATCGTTTATAAGATTAGAGGTAGAAGTTGATGTTAAAACATAACGAGCTTCAATTTCTGTGTTTGCAACTATAGGAGAAACGTTTGCTATAGTCAGTGTAGAACCACTAACAAAATAATCATCTTCAGGTGTTTGTAATAATCCATCAATTGCTACAAACATATTTGTTGCATTAGACACACTTCTAGACATTGTAAAAGTATTAGCTGATCCTGAAGCGACTATAACTTGAGAAGAATAAGAATAAGCATATGTAACACTTGTAGCACTAACTGTTAATGTATTAGCACTTCCTGTAGGTACTGCAGCTAATCCTGATCCAAAGACAATATTAGCAATTGCTCCATCAATAACTCCAGCAGCATTTTCAACTTTTACTCCTCCACTACCCGTACTAAAAGTTGCGTTTGCATATGTACCGAAAGTATCTAAAATACTTTTATTAGTAGTGATAGTGGTAGCGTTAGTAGCTACGTTATCTTGTACTACATTGAGATTAGTATCAGTAGCAAAGGTTGTATTAGCGTAAGAACCGAAAGTATCTAAAATACTTTTATTAGTAGTGATAGTGGTAGCGTTAGTAGCTACGTTATCTTGTACTACATTGAGATTAGTATCAGTAGCAAAGGTTGAATTAGCATAGCTACCAAACTGATCTGAAATACTTTTATTAGTTGTAATAGTAGTAGCGTTGGTAGCTACATTGTCTTGTACGGTATCAATTGACGCTGATAACGAACTAGTATCGACTGCAACAGACCCAAACTCTATTTGAGAGTTTGCAGAAACATATACTAAAGCATCTCCGTCTGATGCTCCGTCAGTTTTTAATAATTTTGGGTTTAGTTTATCTATTGCCATTATTAGACGCCCCCACCATCTATAGTTCCTGGGAAAACGAATTGTAAGTACCTAACGTCTACATTAATTCCTAATGGCAGCGGTGCTACATTAGAAATAGTTAGAGTAGTATCACTAACTGTATATGTATCAGGAGATTGAATTAATCCATCTAAAATTACGAATATATTATTTACGTTAGACACTGACTGTGCTAAAGTAAAGGTATTAGTACTAGCATCAATAGCATAGTTATCACTAGCTACGTTAGCAGCAGCAGTAGTTAAAAAATTAGCATTTGCATAAGTACCAAAAGCACCTAACTCATTTCCAACAGCAGTCACATTACTTTGAACAGCGTTTACATTTCCACTAGCGAAAGTTGAATTAGCATAAGTACCGAAAGTATCTGAAATACTTTTATTAGCTGTTATAGAAGATGCGTTGGTAGCTACATTGTCTTGTACCGTGTTGAGATTAGTATCTGTAGCAAAAGTGCTGTTAGCGTAACTTCCTAATTGGTCTACTTCAGCGTTTAGCGCTGTAATAGAAGACGCGTTAGTTGCTACATTATCTTGTACCGTGTTGAGATTATTATCTGTAGCAAACGTTGTATTAGCATAAGAACCAAAAGTATCTAGTTCTGCGTTAACAGCATCGGTATTACTTGATATAGAGTTAATCTGGTTAGTAAGTGTAACTGAGAGATTAGCATCATTACCTAAAGCCGCTGCTAACTCGTTAAGAGTATCAAGAGTTGCGGGAGCGCTGTCTACCAGACCTGCTACTTCTGAGTCTACGTAAGTAGTAGATGCAAAAGTTGAATTAGCATAACTTCCTAGTTGATCTACTTCAGAGTTTAATGCTGTAATAGAAGATGCGTTAGTTGCTACGTTGTCTTGTACAGTGTCAATTGACGCTGATAACGCACTAGTATCTACTGCAACAGACCCAAACTCTAAGTGCCCATTGGCAGAAACATATACTAAAGCATCACCATCAGAAGCTCCAATAGTTTCTATAAGTTTTGGATTTAGTTTATCTATTGCCATTATTAGACGCCTCCGCCATCTATAGTTCCAGGGAATACAAACTGTAGATATCTAACATCAACGTTAATTCCTGCAGGTAGTGGTGCTACATTAGAAACAGTTAGTGTAGTGTCATTAACTGTATAAGTATCTGGAGATTGAATCAATCCGTTTATCATTAAAAGTATATTATTTACGTTAGACACCGACTGTGCTAAAGTAAAGGTATTAGTACTAGCATCGATAGCATAATTATCATTTCCTACATTAGCTGCAGCAGTAGTTAAGAAGTTAGCATTTGCATAAGTTGCATAAGAGTCTAAGTTATTTTGGACGTCATTAATACTACCGCTAGCAAATGTTGAGTTAGCATAAGAAGCAAAACTATCTAAATTACTAAGTACTAGATTAACAGAATTATTTGCTCCTGTCAATCCAGAAATTACCGAATCTACGTTAGAAGATACTATATTTAGATCTGTGTCTAAAGCAAAGGTAGAATTAGCGTAAGAAGCAAAGGTAGCTAGTTCAGTATCTAACGCTGTGATAGATGAAGCGTTGGTAGCTACGTTATCTTGTACAGTATTGAGACTTGTATCAAGAGCAAAAGTAGCGTTAGCATAGCTTCCTAGTTGATCTACTTCAGCGTTTAACGCTGTGATAGATGAAGCGTTGGTAGCTACGTTATCTTGTACAGTATTGAGACTTGTATCAAGAGCAAAAGTAGCATTAGCATAGCTTCCTAGTTGATCTACTTCAGCGTTTAACGCT